TCGTTATCTACTTGAATACAATATCCATCACTCTTGCCAACATATTCTATATTTGTAATAAATACTTTTTCATATTTAGACTGTCCCGCTTTAGATTTTGTATGATCTATATAGTTATTTAATTTCCTTTCAAGTGAAAAGACTGGTTGATTTGTATATATGCGAATTCTATTACAGTCAGCATATTTATTGCCATTAAACCAAGATTCTTTTACTTCATGCTTGCAATGCAATCCCAGAGACCGAGCTAAATCTAAAAAGTCTTTAGACAACTGATTAGATACTGTATAGTATTCTATATTCTTATTTGACGAACATCCGTCTGTGTCCATCAAGCCTTTTAAAAGTTCCATTCGCTGGTCATAAGATGCAAATAGATATTCTTTTGGAATAAATTTAGTATGAGAATTATGTTCCCATATACCAATCTCTTTTAATAAATGATAAAAAGATACAACAGAATTATCGCTTCTTATAATACTGCATATTTTATGATTGTTTTCATTAAATATAGATAATTTATATCCATTTGGCAATAAGGATTCAAATCTTTTTATTATATCGTTATCTTGGGATGTAAATGTAATAGTTTTATGCGTTAAACTTCCATCACCCAATAAAACTCCTACAATATAAGGATGAAGTTTTTGCTTGCTTGATTCAGGAAAATCCACCGCTTTATTGATAGGTAGAGCATATCTATATTCTTTTGTCATTTTTGGAATTTTTGATTTGCTATCTTTTCTAATCCAAAAATAATTATCAACCATTTCTTTGGTTGAAATATTTATCCAAGCCGTTTTTAATTTGTTTTTATTCTTATTTCTGTCCCAAACCTTCCACATATGATCTTCACAAATCTCAATTGAACGACCATCACGGAGCGTAATTTTATAAAAATTTAAATTTTTTTGCAGAATAGTAGTATTGACAACCGTTGTTCTCCTTCCATCTGAACCATATACAGTGTCTCCTACATTGATATCTTTTATTGGAACCCATCCAGCAGGAGTTAGAATAGGGCAATGTGGATGAACCGCTTTGCCGAAACCTCTACTTCCTACCAACATAGGAAACTTTCTGTTCCACATATCATGTAATATTAGAGCCTGTGTAGGAGAAATTTCAACATTAAAAATATATTTACATACAAATGAAAAATATTCCGGGCGCGTCATAAGCCACGCCAGCATTTCGGGAACTTTTGCCTTATCTTCTCCTGCTAATTCATGTATATAATCAAGAGGATTAAATAATTTATCCTCATCTACATCTATATTTAGCCATGCATCATTCAGTTTCAGTTCTATATCGTTCATAGGTTCTCTTCATTAGTGAAAGTGCTGCTTTATTAGCAAAATATTTACTCCCTGCAAATATAAATTTAACATTATGATTTAGTTGTATTTCCATAATTTGCTTTAGTAAGTATTTTCCAGATATTTTTGTCTCTTTTTGCAGCTTTGCGTTTTTACGATGGAACGGATATTCAATTACATCTTGTAAAGGAAACTCGCAAATGATAAAAGAGTGTGGATATTGGTCCATTCTATGCAACTCTTTTGCAAATCTGGTATAGTCACGACCTAAATTACTTGCTATTTCTTCAACACATCCTTTTCTTTCAATAACTAGCTTATCTTCTAGCCCCTTTACAGTGTAATCACCTGTTTTTAGGGTTCCAATCTCCTCTGCAACCGTATGCTCATAGTGAAATTCCCAAGGAGTTTGCTCTCTTGTGTCTCGAATAATAGTAAAGTCAGGTTTTTTTTCCATTTTTTTTCGCCATACTTAAAAATACTTGTTGAAAATGCACTTCTTTGCCGGTAATTTCTTTATGACAGCTCTTACAGAGCGTAATTCCATTGTCTGGATCAAATCTTAAAGTACCGGCATCGGCCCAAGTCATAATGTGATGAACTTCAAGTTGTTTGCGCTTACGAGATTTGCACATTTGGCACTTGTGCTTGTCCCTTTTTAAGACTTCTGCTCTGAACTTTATGTAATTGGGGTCTCCATAGTCTCGCTTGCTCGACATCGCTATCCACCATTCTTCTAACAAGAGTTTCAAAAGATATTTCAGGCTTCCACTTTAACTTTTTTATAGCTTTTGAGGGACTACCCAACAAAAAGTCAACTTCAGCCGGTCGGAAAAATGCTGGATCAATAACTACATACTTCTCATAGTCTAAATTTAAATAACTAAATGCAATATTTAAAAATTCCCTAACAGTATGAGTTTCGCCCGTAGAAATTACATAGTCATCAGGCTTATCTTGTTGCAACATTAACCACATAGCTTTGACATAATCTTGCGCATGACCCCAATCACGATAAGAGTCAAGATTACCAAGACGCAACTTAGGAAATTTAGAATCTTTTTCACTTGCTAAAAATTCTCCTAGCCATTTGGTAATTTTACGAGTAACGAACTGATCGCCCCTTCGTTCGCTCTCATGATTAAAAAGAATTCCAGAGCATCCATATATATTATATGAATCACGATAATTACGAACTAAATGATGCCCCGCTAGTTTAGCGATTGCATATGGCGATTGCGGCATAAATGGCGTATCTTCATTTTGAAATTTAATTGGATTATCACCAAAATCATCATAAATAGTGGTATAATTTTTCCCAAACATTTCACTAGAAGACGCTTGATAAAACTTAGTCCCTGTGCTACAATTACGAATAGCCTCAAGGCAATTGAGAACGCCCCTTGCTGTTATATCCCACGTTGTTCCCGGCTGATCAAAAGAGGTTTTAACGTGCGATTGTGCCCCCAGATTATAAAACTCATCAACCTCATAGTCATTAAGAAGTCTGTATAAAAAACCCTCATCTGTAAGATCTCCCTCTATTAAGTGAAAATTTTTATTGCCTACGGCATTAGCAAGTCGTGAAAAGTTAGGAGTTGATGATCGGCGAAAAACCCCCATTACTTCATATTTTTTCTCCAGTAAAAGCTCGGTCAAATAACTACCATCTTGTCCTGTTATTCCTGTTATAACTGCGCGCTTTTTCATTTTTTAATCCTCTACTGTTTCGGGTGTTAAAAAGGGCTGGTCAGTAATCCCATCCTCGTATGCGTGGGCTTCTGCCAGCCGCTCTCTTTCTTTGTCCATTGCTAGTCGCATTTTTTCCATGTCGGTTCCTGCCGACTTTCTAAAATCAGAATCTAAAATAATTTTTTTAATTAAAGACGCAAAGGTTGTCTTAGAGTCTTCGATAGCTTTGATTCTCTGCTCTCTTGTACCCTTTAAGTCTTTTAACATTGCGGACTTTTTAGTTTGTAAGTCTTTATAGTCTCGTGATAGGGCTTCTTGAGAGGCCCGTAGTACAGCCCCTTGTCTTTGTAAATTAATAACTAAGTCGTGGTCCATCTGATCGGGCGGCAAATTATTCTCTTCAATAATTTTCTGCTCAATATCAGAAATAGCTTTAATGTTCTCATTTTGAGATTTAAGACTTCGATTCATTAAAATTTCTAATTTAATCGTATCAACAATCTGTATCTCTTCTGTGTGAAAAACATCATCCCTAAACTGGGACCACATTTTTTTCCAGTGAAAAATAAACATTTCCAGTTCATCTTCAGAGAATTGACTTTCAAGATCGCTCCAGTATGCTTTTTGTTTCAACTCGTTATAGGCTTCGACCTCTTTTTTATCAGAGGCCGAAAACCCTAAATTTTGTTGAATCCATAGCTTTACTGATTTGGGGTCACGATCAAGAACAGCGGCCATATTCTCATAAGACATATCTTTAATATGTTCTTTAATGTACGCCTGTTCAGAAAGATCGAGTCGCCCTTTACGCATAAAAACTCTCCAGAATTGAACGCAACTCAGCTACTAAATTATTCTTTTTAGTTTTTGTTAGCGGCAAGTCATTTTTAAATCTTAAGAAATCGCTTCGCATATTAGCAGGTAAATGAATATCAATATACTCATAGAGTTCGCGCTCTTCTAGGGACTCCGAACACTCTGAATTAACAACAAGGTACTTTATATTATCAATGCTAGAAGCATCCAATAACTTTTTCTTGCCGTTTTGAATGATCTGGGCTTTTCCCTCGTCGGGGCGATAGTAATTATCCCTTTTAAAGTTGTTCAATCTATTTTTTATGTGAATCGAAAGAAAATTTTCAAGGGGCCGAACACCATCGTAACGGTTCATTGCTTCCATTCCAATAATAAATGCCTCCTGCGCAATATCTTCCTTTTCATAATTAGGAAAAGTATATTTTCCCGCTAAACGATTAGACACTCTCGTTATTACTGCTACTACCTGATCCTGCGTCATGTTCTGGGGCAACTTCACTGTTTTCGCTCCCGCCTTTGGCATTTTCGATTTTTTTGGTTGACTTTTTTGAAGGGGTGGTTACAATAGTGTTGGGCGCTGGATCTGGAATTTCTAAATCAGCAGCTACTGACTTTTGTAAATCTGCGGTTTCCCGCATAGAAATCTCTACTGGAATAAAAGGTCTCATGAGGCAACGCCTCCTAAAAAAAGATGTGAAACATGCATAATACAACAATACTTAATAGTAACTATACACACTTAACAGTAGTTTCTTGGAAAAGAGGACTTCGACTATTAATGAGTGAGAAGGTTCACCCTATCGACTTCTATGATGGCTGCGCCATCATTTCAACAGCAGGAGAGGCATTTCAAATTCCTAAAACTGTTGTTCTTAAAAAGTATGTAAAGTTGCCCGACATTATGTATCGTCCTAATCGTAGAAATATATTCCTACGTGATAATTATAGCTGCGCATATTGCCAAAGGCAACTTGCTGCTGAAGAATTATCAATTGATCATATAATTCCAAAAAGCAAAGGGGGAAAAGAAACATGGGAGAATCTAATAACTGCTTGCAAAAAATGCAACTGTTTGAAGGGGGACCGAACTCCAGAAGAAGCAGGAATGCCTATTTTAAAGAATTAGAGGCGAATATAATTCGCCATTTAATTAATAAATATAGGAATAGCGAAGTCATTATCTATAATGATTCTTATTGCTACTTGGAAGTTCCTGATCTTGATGTGGATTTACAATTCCTAAGAATTGTATTTGGTAATTTTAAAAAGATTGAGGTTGGTAGATTTGGGTTTCATGTGGCCTATTCTTAATATATAAGGTGTTACTTTTTTATTTTGAGGTTGGATTGTGTTTGACTCACCCGCCCTTTTTTGGGGCGGTAGAGTGTTCAGCTAGTGAACAAAAAACCACCACCCCCATACACGGGAATATTGGTAAAAAAATATTTTAAAAATTTTCTTTTTTTATGTTGACATCTACCCGAAAAAAGACGATAATATATATATAAGTGATAGGGAACAGCAAACAAGAGGAGAGATAGAGATGAAAATGACAATCGCCAACAAAGCCGCCTTCAACAGCCTTCCAGCCGAAGTTCAGAACGCTATCAAAAACGCTAACGTCAATCAGGTCAAAAAAGGTAGCGTCCAATCGGGTAGCTGGATGATTCAATTCAAATCAAAGAACGCTGGTCAATATACGGCTACGGCTTACCATAAGAATCATGGCACAACTCAGAATCTTGCTACATATATCGGTGTTAAATAATATAAAGCGGCTTAGGCCGCTTTTTTTATATATATAGGTTTTACAATTGACAAATACTTAAGTGTTTAGTATATAAGGACTTATGTTAGATTGGCCGGGGGCGCGATGCTGTAAGTCCTTACACTGTAAAGAGTTACGACATAACAAATGTAAGATACTAATATATAAAAATATTTTTAAAATTTTTCAGAATTTATCTTGACTTTGATCGTGAAAAGTACGATAATATATATATAAGAGATAGGTGATAGCAATCAACGCAAAGGAAAGAACGATGATCAACTCAAACAAATCACGCAAGGCTAACAATGGTCGCAACGCTTTCGGTCGCAAGGTAGAATACATTCAGAATACTGAATTTGCTAAAATGTATCAGACTGTCACTGGTACATACAAGGTAACATACAAGCAGTATTTCAATGATGATCGTCTAGGTATGGAATTTGACAATATCACAGACGCTTCGGAAATGTTCGATATGATTAACATGGCTGGTATCGAACGTGAAGAATTGGAAAATTTGGGCTTTGCACAATAAGCCCTATACGATATAATATAGCAAGATAAAAACTTCCCAAGTGAAAAGGATAGAAAAATGAGTCAGAAAAATTTCGCAACGCTTATCATGCAAGATCGCCGTGACGGTCAGAAACAAGTCTTCTCAATTGCTGACGGTTCGGCTGAAAGCATCTGCGAAGAACTGGAAGCCTATGGGCTTGGTTCGGTTCAAGAGTGCATGAATCGTCTAATGAATGACGAATCAATTTTCTTTTCATCTTTCATCGTTTATCTATCGGAACAGCCGATCTTTCAAGGCCCAAACTTGAACGAAGAACGATGGATTGAAATTTATGGCATGGAATGCGATATAGCATAATAGAAAGGATATACAATGAAACGAGCTTGGAAAGAATTATCAGCCCCTGAAAAAAGACTGTATAGAGATACAGTTATCAGGAAGTATGATTTAGAAATATTGCTTTCTATTGACGAAGAAAGTATGACGCAAGCCGAACATGATGAATTAAAAACTCATTTAGGTTGGCTTGATAAGTGGGATGAAACAAATGTCAGACCCACGCTAGATGAAATACTAGACGAAAATGGCCTTTAAGGCCATTTTCTTTTAGCTATAAGTTTTACAATTGGCAAGTGTCTAAGTTCTTAATACGTAAGGACTTAGAGTAGGCCAGCCCCGGAGGATATTCGTAAGTCCTTATATAGTAAGTAGTTATAGCATAACAAATGTAAAACCTAAAAATATTTCTAAAAATTCTTTTTTTTATGTTGACAGCTATATGAAAAGACGATATTATATATATATAAGAGATAGGAAACAACGAACGAAGGAGAGATAGAGATGAAGATGACAATCGCCAACAAAGTTGCTTTCAACAACCTGCCATCAGCCGTTCAAAACGCTGTCAAAAATGCTACGGTTGATCAAGTCAAAAAAGGCAACATTCAGTCGGGTAGTTGGATGATCCAGTTCAAGTCAAAAAATGCTGGCCAATATACTGCTACAGCCTATCATAAAAATCACGGTACAACAAACAACATCGCTTTATATATCGGTGTTAAGTAATAATAAGGCGGCTTAAGCCGCTTTTTTTTATGGTTATAGGTTTTACAGTTGACAAGAATCTAAGTACTTACCATGTAAGGAGTTACGATAAGTTGGTCCGGGGGCGCGGCCCTAAGCCCTTATGCCACAAGTACTTATAGTATAACAATTGTCAAATGTCCGATATTAGTGTACAAAAATATTTTTAAAAAATTTAGAAAATATTCTTGACTATGTAGACAAAAAAGACGATAATATATATATAAGAGATCGGGAAACGGAAACAAGAGAAAAGAGAATAGCCATGACAGTGAAAATCGAATTCGCCCCAGTTGCAACCGAAATCGTTCGTAAGGGTTGGAATTCCGAAACAACGGAATACACCTTTGCTAATGCTGACGATGCAAATCTTTTTTTCATCAATAAATGGGTCTGCGGCCCTATTGGTGAATGGAAGAAAATCAATGGCAACAAAGTCACCGTGTTCAATTGTTCAGCAGACTGAGAAAGAAAAGAACTATGCTATATCGATACCTATGCCATTTGTGCGACGAAATTTTCAGCTCTAATTTTACCATTAATCAGCTTCCTACAGTTGACGGAGAAATCGTCTGTCCCTGCTGTTCAGGAAAGTAAGTGGCCATCTGGCCACTTTTTTTATAGCTATGGATTTTACAATTGACAAGAGTCTAAGTTATTACTGCGTAAGGAGTTACGATAGGTCGCGCCGGGGGGCGCGCCCCTAAGTCCTTACTGCGTAAGCACTTAGAGAATAACAACTGTCAAATGTAACAGGTGATATATTAAGAGTGACGGCTTGGCTTTGACATTTGTCAACTGTAGCAGTGCTTAAAATAGCAATGTAAAAATTTATAAAAATTTTAGAAAATAGTGTTGACTTATCGGCGACTATAGACGATGATATATATATAAGTGATAGAGAAGTCCAAAGGGGAATGATCATGAAAGTGTACGTGATATACGGTGGGCATATCGGGGAATGTTGGGTAGAATATGTATATGCTACATTTGAACTAGCCTATGCCCATTTTGATAACTACTACGGAATGTCGCATAACCAAAAAATAGAAGCCATTCATGAATTTGAAGTTTTAACTTCTATCTCTTGACAATTCCAATTCAGTATGGTAGAATATAGCAGGATAAGAAAAGTCTAAGGGGTTCAACTATGTCAGTGAAATTCTCCGCTGCCAATACGAAAATCAAGAAACTTGCCAAGCTGCCCCAGTTTCAGCGTTGGCTCTCAAACAAACGTAAAATCTATTCTTTCGACTTGCTATCCGGTTTTTCATGCCCTGCTGCAAAGGATTGTCTATCACGTGCCATACAAACGTCCGAAGGTCGCCGTATTGAAGATGGCCCTGATACTGAATTCCGTTGTTTTTCCGCTTCTCAGGAAGTTGTATATACAAACGTATATAACTTACGGAAGGGCAATTTTGACGCTCTCAGGGGTTGTACAACTGTAGAATCTATGGTCGATTTAATTCAATCGGCCTTTCCAAAAAATGCCGGAATTGTACGCATTCACGTTGCCGGGGATTTTTTCAACCGCTTGTATTTTCTGGCATGGTTGGAAATTGCCCGTAAAAATCCGAGCGTTCTTTTCTATGCCTATACCAAACAATTGCCACTTGTAATAGAGAACGCCGATAAAATTCCAGATAATCTGGTATTAACGGCAAGCCGTGGCGGCAAGTATGATGAAATGATCGAGATTCACGATATGCGTTCGTCAACTGTAGTAGAGTCTGAAGATCACGCCACTGCTTTGGGGTTGCCAGTTGACAGTGATGATTCACACGCTGCCGACCCTGACAAACGTAGTGAGAGCTTCGCTCTTGTTATCCACGGCACGCAACCGAAGGGACGTAAAAAGTTGAGTTTGCCAGTCTTAGCATAAGGGGCTGGCCTATGATAATTGTAATAGCCTTTCTGCTTGGGATGGCTGTTTCGCTAATGTCTAACAATAGTAAAATATAACCGGCGATAGCCGGTTATATTTTTTACCTGTAGCCCCTACATTTGACAGTTGTAAAACTCTAAGTGCTTACTGTGTAAGGACTTAGGATAGCCCCGGCCCTCCGGCGCAGTTGTAACTCCTTACGTAATAACGACTTACAGCATAACATTTGTCAGAGATTAGTGTACAAAAATATTTTTAGAATTTTCTTTTTTTGCTATTGACTTATTAGGTGAAAAAGACGATAATATATATATCAAGAAAGGGCATAGCGATGATGATCTCAGAGAAAGTCAGAATCACGGTAGAGTTCAACGGTAAGAAATATCAGCAAATTACAAACGTAGTAAGCGATGGTGCTTATCATAACGTGTGTAATGAAATTAAGAAGATTATTGATTCGGCATGGATCAATAAGAAAATCACCTCATATTGTTGGAGCTATATATCATGACTGTCAGAGAATTAATCAATATTTTAAATTCAATTCCCGAAGATACTGAAGTCAGAATGATTGACACCCGTTCTCTCTGCGGAACTGAACATATACATTATAATCTTGTAGAGGATGATTTAACATCATTATTCTACAAGGCTGAAGACAAGGTTTTACTATTGTCTGCACTTGAAAGAAAAGGAATTGTAGAGTGGGGCTGGGGCGACAATATAAAGTCATATACTGATGTAGAGATAAAATAACTATAGAGGGCATAATCATGAGTGTCAGAGAACTAATCCAACAATTGTCAAAGATCGAAAATCAAGATCTTGAAGTTGTCTATGGCGATATCGATTATGAGAACTTTCCGGGTATTGATTTCTATTTGTGGAATTTAGACTATCCATCTTATGAAATAAAAGATGGTACAACTGTAGTAAATATCGGATGTCGAAGCGATAATGCAATTACAATTATCAATTGACAACTGTCGAGACGTAAACCCTTACCCTATAAGGACTTAGGGGGGGGGGCCGCCCCGGCGGCGCTGCCGTAAGTCCTTACTGCGTAAGTACTTACGATTCTACATTTGTCAACTGACAACTATAAAAGCACAGCTCAAAAATATTTTTAAAATTTTCCAGAATTTCTCTTGCAATGGTTCTGAAAAGACGATATATTATATACATGGTTAAGGTAATTCGCCTGACCGAAAAACCCCTAGCGGAGCTTATCATGAGCGACTTCATCAATGACATTCAGGCTGACGAACTGGTCAATGGCAACTATTATATGGGCGAATACCAGCCCACAGATCAGGATCTGGCCGATATGGCCGAAGCCTTTCAACTGTCGGACGATGAAACCGACGATATGCTGGCGGATATGCACGATTCCGCTGGCCACTGGGCCGATGAGTATGCCGAAGCTCATGAGGCCAATTTGGATTGGGATTGGATGGCGGAAATGGCGGATGATGATGCCATTACAGATGTCGGACACGGCAAGGATTGGGGCGATACGGGCGAGTACGATTGCAATGACTGGTAAGAAAAGCGGCCTTCGGGCCGCTTTTCATTTTGGCTTATATTTTACAAATGACAGTTGTCTAAGTTATTGTGGCGTAAGGACTTAGGATAGGCCCGTCCGGGCGGCGCTGCCGTAAGTCCTTACTACGTAAGCACTTACAGCTCTACAATTGTCAAGTGTAACACGCTATATAGTCGGAGTTGGCCGACATTTGTCAACTGTCAATTGTAAGATACAATTGTAAAATAAAATGCAATCGGCCTAAACCGATTGCATTTTACAGTTATTATAGGCTATTTGCAAATGCCCGAATTGAAACATTTTTTGGCTTGTGCCATTCATCCTCATACAATTGTTCGAAGGTATCATCTGAAATGTTAAACTCTGAATTTTCAAATCTCCCCGGCATATCTGCGCCGAAATTATCCTCAATATAATCTCTCAATTCCTGAATTTTTTCTTCCCGTAATTCATTATAGCATTTTGAACAATAGTTCAAGCCCTCAGAATCGACATGATTAACTTCAACCGAGCTATCGCAATATGCACAATTCATTAGAATCATCCTATCTAGTGTCTAGGTTAAGCGAACTGCTTTAACCTTATATATATAATATATCGGATAGAGTATTAAAAATCAATAGCAAAAAAGAAAAATAAAAATTATTTTTTTTAAAAAAATTACTTGACTTTCAAGGCGGCATAGTCGATAATATATATATAAGAGATCAAGAGACCACTAGGCAAGGGATCAAAAATGACCGCTTCAAAGCCACGCTACTATCGTTTCACCGCTGGCCTTATTACTCGCCATTCTTATAGTGAGCGTTACGATTTTCAAAATAAGACCGATACGGAAAATTTTCTGGCGTGGGTCAACGGACATGATCCAAAGCTGATTAAAGATATTAAAGTAGAATTTAATACAATTACGATTTTTTGGTGGCGGAACCGTTGACACGCCGCTATTCTATGGTATAATAGAATCGTAACCAATAACTCAATTCAGGAAAGGGCTAAAATGCCAGTAGATTTTGACTTCGCAATTCCGGTTTTGTGTGCCACAGAATCCGATAACGAAAATTTTGCCGTTCAGGTCGCAACTATGCGATCTGAAAAGGATGCTTTCACATACGGGAAATCATGCACCCGATACGGCGGGAAGGTGCTTTCAACGTGGAAATCCGACGTAAGCGGGAATTGGTTTGTGCGGGTTATATACTATAAAGATGAAAACGGAAAAATTGGCCCAAAATACTCTTGACATCCCGTTTCGGTATAGTATAATATAATCGTGGTCACAGTGGCCACGATTTTCCAGTCCAAAGGATATACGGCAATGAATTTCAGCCCTGCGAATACCAAACTCAAAAAACTGTATAAGTCTGAAAATCCCGCTATTCAGGCTTATTTAAGCGGAAAGCGCAAAGTCTATTCGTTCGATCTGTTGAGTGGTCATTCCTGCCCATTCGCAGATAAGTGCCTCTCAAAAGCAGTCGAAACGCCAGAGGGCCGACGCATACAGGATGGCCCAAATACTGAATTTAGGTGCTTTTCCGCTTCGCAGGAAGTGGTTTACACCAATGTTTACAATTCCCGTAAAGGGAATTTTGAAAATGTTCGCTTTTTAGAGCGTGATGAAATAGCGGCTATTATTCAGGATTCATTGCCAAAAAATGCCGGTATCATTAGAATCCATGTGGCCGGTGATTTTTTCAATATCAAATATTTTCAGGCATGGCTTGATGTGGCCCGGAATAATACAAATGTACTATTCTATGCCTATACAAAAGCCCTTCCTTTCTGGATTAAATGTCAGGATGAAATTCCTACAAATGTAATCTTGACCGCCTCATATGGTGGCCGATGTGATAGCATGATCGCAGAGCATAACCTGCGATATTCGCTGGTTGTCAATTGTCAGGGAGAAGCTGACGATTTTAGCTTGGAAGTCGATAACGATGATTCTCATGCCGCCGATCCTACAAATGTAAACAAATCGTTTGCATTGATCATTCACGGCACGCAGCCGAAGAAAGCGAAAAAGAAAGCCCTTACAAATATGGGGGCATAATGATTATAGTAATCGCCTTCATTTTGGGCATGATCGTCGCACTATTGCCAAATGTAAAAGACAGTCAGCTTTAGCTGGCTGTTTTTTTGTATAGTGGTTTTACAATTGTTATGCTGTAAACCCTTATGGCGTAAGGACTTACGGCACGCCGTGCCGGGGGGCGCGCCCCTAAGTCCTTGCTACGCAAGCACTTATGGCAATCATACATTTGTCAATTGTAGCAGAGTAAAAATATTTATAAAAAAATTTATTTTACCTATTGACTATGCCGATATATATTGTATAATGATAGTATAAGAAACAAGAGACAAGTCAAGAGAGGGGAAAGAATGATGAATACCGAAGGTCAATCTAATATCAAGTCTCAAGAATTGCTGAACAAAATCGTCGAAATGCTCGCCCCCGTGATTGATGAAAAAAACTGGGGATTTACTGACCGTGACGGTGATTTTCGACACTGTAAGCAATGGACAGACACTTTCAATCTTGGAAAGAAAGTCGGACATCCAAAAGAAATTGCAGAAAAAATTATCGAATTAATCCGAGAATTTTCTTGACATGATAGGGTGAATATCCTATAATGATAGTATAAGAAACAAGGGAACGCTGAAAGGGCGAAAAATGATCGAAGTCATAATCTCAGAAGTTCAGTATGTTGACGGTTGTTTCCGACACATTAGTGCCCGTGGTACTAACAAGCGTAGTTTCAAAAAAGCTACGGCAGCGGCACGAAAGGCTTTTGCCCGTGCTGAGTTGGGCGGCACTCCAACTGTCGGATTTTTTACCATTAAAAAAGATGGTAAAATTTTAGTTGAAAAGGTCAATTAAGACTTGACAACTAATTCAAGTATGATATAATAATATTGTGAGGTGAGAGTCCTTTTATGCTACATGCGGCGGGGCTTAAACACTGAATTAACAGATGAGGTCTCATCTCACAATTTGATCATGTCGTCTAATGTAAGACTGGTAGCAATATCACAATGCGGGTTCGAATCCCGCCATGATCATTCTGACAACTGTGTCAGGTTCCTGTATCAATGTTCACTATTCAAGGTGAAACGCTATGGCTTCCCGTATCCGTGATTCTCGCCGTCAAGTTCTTCGTACATCTAAAGATAACGCTTCCATTATGCGGGGGCGTTCTGAGGGGCTGATTATCGGAAACAAACTGATCATCGTACAAGAGTCGAAGGATGGCACTGTAAGCGAGTTCCGTTGCCATATGGCCGATTCGACATTTGTCGGGCTTGTTAAACAAATTCAGACAATGCTCAAAAATAAGAATAAAAAGTCCCGTAAACGCAGACTTAACTTCCGTGAACGGGTTGAAAGTTATGGTTGGAAATTAAATATTCCGGCTTGACTTTCTGAATAGACTAGAATATAATAGGGTATCAGAAATAGGTCTGATACCTTTTGAGGATGATAGAATGTATAACTCTGCTGAAATCGCCAAACTTGACAAACTCAATTTTCCTTTTGACTATGCCATTAAGGGCAAGTCTTACAAAAGTGGGAAGGAAATTTTAGAGCTTAGAGAAAAGTTCAAGGGAAGTAAAAAGGCTTTCCGAAGTAAAGTAGAAAAGGCTGACAGAATTGAATTCTACGCCTTACAAGTATCAGAGGGTAAGCCGATTGAATTTCAGCCTGATGAAAGAAAATTAAATAATCGTATGGTTAATTTTTTAAATGGCTATTACAGGATAGCGGAACAACTTGACAAATGACAAAATAAAAGGCGGGCTTAGGCCCGCCTTTTATTTTGTCTTAACCTTTTACAGTTGTTATGCTGTAAGTGCTTATGGTGTAAGGACTTAGGACTAGCCCCGCCCGGAGGGGTGTCGTAAGTCCTTACTGCGTAAAGACTTACGTAAATGTTAAAATAGAACGATTAGTTAATTTGGGGGGATTAGAGGGATTAGGAGGGTTGGGGGATCTAGGAGGTTTGGGTAGCTTGGGCGGTATAGGGGGTTTTGGCACACCTTATCTATTAAGATTCGCGCCAACATAGCACAGTCAGCTAACTTTAATAAGTGTAACAGTTTATGTATTAAGATTCGCCACACTAAGCTATAGTCAGCTAATTTTTAAAATATATATTTTTTTACCCTAATCCTCTTGACTTATAATGTCGATAATGTATAATAGTAATATAACAAGAGAGTCAAGTAGCAAGAAAGGAAAAGAGTATGTCAGAAGTCGATATGGTATCTTTGGCTGTTCAGGTTTATTGCTCGTCTTTAGCTTTTAGTGTTGGGCTATTGACGGGTGATTTGATCAAAAAGATTTGGAGGGCAATCTAATGAAGAAGTTTATATTTCCTATTACATGGCTTATCATGTCTGTATTAGGAGGGATAATTGGCGTGTGGCTTTCTCGGAATGTGCTATAAAGACTTGACAACCAACAATATTCTGATAGAATATAACAAAGGAGAAGAATCGTGAACTACACAGAAAATGGTTATTACGAAGTTCGACTACGAAATCCTTATGAAATACCATATGTCCATGTTGCATTTTTTAGGAACTACGATACTTGTATAGAGTACATATATAAACAGCCTAATCCCAAAAATTACGTTGTTCGTGAATGTAGTTCAGTCAAAATTTTTGACTCAGTGGAAGAATACGAACAGTTCAAGCTGAACGAAACAAGAGATAGACTTATGAAAAATTTAACGCCTATTGAAAAAAAAGCGTTGGGTTTGGCTTGACAAGGCAGATTGGTCTGGTATAATAGAGTAGTAAACAACAAGTGATCCCCCTTTCAGGAGATATGTCGGATGAAAGAAGTCGCTCAAGCATGTATTGCAAAACTTTTTGAAGATTGTATTAAATTGCTAATAAATGGCCTTTTGGTCTATATTAGCTGGAATACAGTTATGACAAAATTCAATTGGCCAACATTAACATATATCGAGTGTATGGCCCTTCTTGTATTAATCATTCAGATTTGCGACTATTTTTCTATCACTGTAAAAATTAAAGAAATGCCAGAAAAAACTTGACAAGTTTAAAATCTGGTGTATAATTGAAGTACAAGCGTGTTGACCGAGTTGGATAACGGGCCTGACTGTAAATCAGGTGTCTCAGACTTAAGAGGTTCGAGTCCTACCTGATCAGCTCCGCCACCATGTGTGGTTGGAAATCGTGGGGACCATTAACGTGGCCCCTAGTATGGTGACGTAGCCCAACGGCAGGAGGCAACAGTTTTAGGAACTGTACAGTGTAGGTTCGAATCCTATCGTCACTACTTGGATCTATGGTGTAATTGGCAGCACCGCAGACTTTTAATCTGTTAGTCTGGGTTCGAGTCCCAGTAGATCCATTAGAAGCTGGGATAGCACAATTGGCGGTGCTTCTGTTTTGTAAACAGAGGGTTGTGGGTTCGAATCCCACTCCTAGCTCTTGACTTCTTCAAACCTTGTGGTATAATAAGAGTATGAAACGAGAAATCAAATTCACAGTCCATACGGATATCCGAAAAGCTAAACGTAAGCATCGTGACCACCAAAGCGGTGGCGGAGAACACGACTCTCGCCCTAAGCGAGAGCGAACTCGTGAACGTCAAGATAATTCATGGAAGTCCCTTGACAACTAAAAAAAATATGATAAAATATCATTGTGTCCAATATTCATGCAAGCGTTGAGGTATCTGCCATGTTGATGTCTATAATAAATGCGAGGATATATGGTGTTGTTTATTGTGTTTATTTGTGGTTGTATATTTGCAATTCATGAAGATAATATGGAGAAAAAAAGTGGGTAGGTCATACAGAGACTCAAACAGTGACAAATATTCAGACAAGCAAGGTGAGAACCAAGACTTTAGACGAAAGGTTAAACAGCGTCTAAAATCTATTGACTTTGATGAGGAGGAACTTGAACTTCCAGAACAGGAACCTCATTTTCGTAAAGGCAAGGTTAAAGTAGAGAAGCGTGATAAGTGGAATCGTGGCCCTGACAAGAGGTTGTTATCATGACTTGGCGAGAATTAGGCGAAGCGATTGAAAATATGGAACCTCGTTTCCTAGATACAGAAATTCAATTGTACGATGCTACGGAGGGCATTACATATCATGATAATGTAGAGCTAATGGAAGATGAAACACATGATGACTATACCATTGACTTGAATCAACCACAAATTTGGTTCAACATGGATGAGACAACAGAGGAGCTGTAAGCTCCTCTGTTATAAGGAGTTAGGTTTATCCCGCCGAGGGAAAGTTCGTAAATGCTTACTAATTAATAACTTAGATTATGGAGGTTAGCAAGTGGAAGAAGATGTACTAGACTTTTCTGCTGATTTTTGGGAAAAAAGACTGGACACCGAGCCTGATTCTGCCGATAATATATATAGTCAAGAACAGAAAGGACTGTCTTATGCGTCAGATGATTTTCGGGGTTTTGATCCTGTCTCTGTGTGGATGCAAACACCTTCAGACGAAACAGGAGAAGTCAGTCATTCTTCAGCCCCCAACCGCCGAGCTAAAGGAAGAGCCAAAGCAAAAAATTGTAAACATCACTCTGCTGCGAGTTGAGAATTTTACAATAAAAGCCTTTTGAGGACTTGACAACCGGCAGCTCTATGGTATAATAGTAGTGTAGGGAGGAAACGATGGAAGAAAACTGCAAGATCTACATCAGCAAGACTCGGATGCTTGTTGATGCCTATGTGAACGATGAGGGCGATGTATTCTACAAAGCTCCGTGTCATGGTGGATATTACTTCTATCCTATGACAAAAGTATTTATGGACAAGTTCGGTGTAACAATCTATCCGGGGTGACATATGATTTTCTTCTACAAAGTGACGGATTTGAAAAATGGTAAAACATACTCTCAGCGTACTCATATTGATGAGTTTAGCTCCTATCGGGATTTTATTGGCTATCTGGAAGGCCAGAACCAATTTTGGGTTGGCCAGTTGCGATTCGAAGAAGATCGAAAAAAAATCGCAGAAGACAGCTTGACAAGAGAACTTTTAGTGGTATAATAGAGTAGTGAAGTGAAGAAGAGTTCAGACAACAAAGAGAGGATTGAGATGATCGCTAATTTGACCGCTGGTAACAAAGTCAAGTTCCAGTATATTGACCGTGTTCGTGACTATTCAGTTTTTCCAACTGCTACTTCTTATGACATCGACACTTACGAAGGTACTGTTGTTGATGTACGAGATATTAGCATTGATAAGTTGTCACGAGAAACTGTTGCTCGTCATCCAGAAGTTGAGCGGTCACGATACTTGGTGACTATACAGTTGTCAGACAACAAGATCAAGTCATTCTATGACGGTCGAGTTGTCAACATCAAGAAAATTAACAAGAATTTTATCTCACGACTAGTTGACAAGTTGACTGGTAAGTGATATAATAAGAGTGTGGTTAAAGGCCACACTCATCTATGGTGCTGTAGCCTAAGTGGCAAAGGCATTCGGTTGTCAACCGAAAGATAGCGGGTTCAAATCCCGTCAGCACCGCTTATGCCCCCATCGTCTAGTGGCCTAGGACGCAAGGTTTTCAACCTTGAGACCGGAGTTCAATTCTCCGTGGGGGTACTGACCATATGCCAGAGTGATAATGGACTTGTTATGCAAAATGGCCGATCAGTTTTTTACATCACTTGCGAATGATATAGACGAACAAGCAAGCAAGTATCTCAGGTTTGATTCCTGATATGGTCTTATGCGAGTGTGGCGAAATTGGCGAAACGCCTCGGACTTAAAATCCGAGACCCAAGCGGTAAACATTGTGGGTTCGAGTCCCACCACTCGTACTCCAGACCCTACGCAAGTCTGGAATCATTCTTGTTGAGGCCGCCTTGTTCTCGTTGAATGAGGCGGCTCCTTTTATGCAGTCGTAGCCTAGTGGATGAGGCATCAGATTTCTACTCTGTTTTACGAGGGTTCGAATCCTTCCGACTGTACTTTATAAAGCCACTGCGAAAGCGGTGGCTTTTTTCGTATCTACTTTCCACACAAGGATTTACGTTACGCCCCCTAGGGGAGCCACCTAAGTCCTTGCTTCGCAAGTACTTACATCAGCAAAAAATATTTTTAAAAAATACACTTCAGCTATTGACTTCTCTTGTCGATATATTATAATAGTAGTGTAAGAGAGAACGAGAGGGGAAGAAAAAAAGAAAAGCCTCTTGACTCTCTAGGAAATCGTGATAGAATAGTAGTGTAGTCAGTAACCAGTAACCAAGTCTAAGGAGATTAGCTCAATGTTCGGATTCAACAACAGCTTCAAGGTTGGCAACGGTGTTCAGCTTAAGTATCAGGTTGGTGGGACATCTAATATTCTGAGCAATCGGAATAATGGCGTTGTGCGTAAGGTTGGCATCAGCAAGCGGGGTGCTTACGTTCTTGTGACGTATCGCTGTAGCAAGACTGGTTCTAATCGTATCGCAAACTTCTCAACTGCTAAGATGATTGACCCAGTAATTTTTTCTAGCTGAGGTCTTGACAAGTAGAGTTCCTATCGTATAATAGTAGTGTAGTCAGTAACCAAGTCTAGTATCTCAAGTAAGGAGAAAGCATAATGGCTAAGGGTAAAGTTCAGATCACAGCAGAACAGTTCGGCGAACAGTATGTTAAGATGTTCAATGATGGTTTCAATTCTGAGACCGGAGAAACGTCTGCCACTATTAACGATGTTGCTGCGTTCTTTGGTATGAAGCCAACCGTGGCTTATCAGAAGGTAGTGCAGATTAACAAGCTGCTTGCACCGTCTGGTCAGAGATTGCCCAAAATGTCAATGTCAAACGCAGAGCGTAAGAATCGAATCGACCTTACCCGACTCGCAGCTTTGGCTGCGTCTGCCAAGACCCGCAATTTGCTATCGCAGATTGACTAAAATATATTTCAGGAGAGGGCTTGACTTTCAAGCTCTCTCTGATATAATAGCAGTACAAGAAAGGATAATAAGATATACTTGATTGACAAACCGATATATGCTGTTCTACTTCCAGATGGCACTCTTGCCACAGACAATTGGGATGACAGTGGCTCAATATGGATAACGCTCAGTAAGAGCTATGCCGAAAAGGAAGCAAAGCATACTCCAAATGCCAAGGTTGTTCTATACTCAGACTATATAAAGGAAAAGAATCATGATTGAAGAACCGAAATACCGCTTTGTACTGGTAAATGATCAAACTGGCGAGAGTTTTGATCTTGATACCAGACATGTATGTAATGATGGGATTGGCAAAGATAGCCGCCCTGATGTATGGTCTAGTTGCTCTGTTCGCAATGAGGCTTTGGAGCGTCTGGGATATAGTGTAAAAGTGGTCAAAAATGATCTTGACAATGATGAATCGTGAGGTATAATAGAGTCATAAACAATCGCGGCCTATAGCTCAATTGGTTAGAGTCCACTCCTTATAAGAGTGCGGTTGCGGGTTCGAATCCCGCTAGGCTGATTTTAACGCATATCTTGAACGAATGTGTATAATATTATGTAGAGATACATAACTTATACAAAGGAGATCAAAATGATACCTGAATCAAAGATATGCAATATGTGCGGAATAGAGAAATCAAATTCTGAGTATGGAATAAGGAAACACAAGACAAGCGTGTATCTTAAGCCATACTGCAAGAAGTGCTGTGTACAATCCAAAAAAATAGGTCGAGAGAAAGCAAGAAAACAACTACCAGAGAAATTTTGCTATGTATGCAACTCTGTATTATCTGGAATGCAGAAAAAGTTCTGCTCTAGAAAGTGTAAATCAAAAAAGCAGTACAATACTGTATACGGAAATCAACTCAAAAGAGGTCTAAAAAGAAAAGAAGAACTAGTTGACAAATTCGGTGGATGTTGTACAATATGTGGATACTCAAAATGTCTAGCAGCTCTTCATTTTCATCATATCGATCCAACGATGAAAGAATTTGCACTAGATAGTAGAAAATTAAGAGGAACCACAATAGAGAGCATAGAAAAGGAAGCCAGTAAATGCATTCTGGTATGCTCTAACTGTCATGCAGAAATACATCATCCAGACCACATGAGAAAGGAGCGTAGCTCATGATGCTTCCAAAAGTCTCAGAAGCTGTAGCTGAGAATGTACAGATTCAGGCAATGCGTAATTTGGTAGAGTATATGAAGAATAAGTCTGTCACTGTCGCAAAAGAGAATCCATTCTTAGCTGCTGCTATAGATGGCATGGCAAAAGAAATCTCAGAAGGTGATGATCACCTGTACAAAAGAGTCTACCTGTCAATGCTGGTCATTGCTGACATTATCAACACTCAAATGGAAGTTGATGATTTAAAATTTTGGAATTAGCACTTGACAACGGGCAAAGCTCTGGTATAATAAGAGAGTAAGAAACAAGAACGTAGTTCTAATAGCAAGGAAAGAAAAGATGAGTAAGCTAGAGATTGGTGCTGGTAACGGTGGGGCTTTTGTCAAGACTCTGGTTAATCTTGAAACTGGTGAGACGGGCTTTCAGGAAGGGTTCCACGTTCACAAGTCTTGGTTCCGTAAGTGTAAGACATATGATGAGGTTATGGAGTCTATCGCTAAATCTGAGGCCGACCGTGAGGATCAGCTTGTAGAGTTAAAGAATATTCATCCTGTGGTTAATCAGGATGGTAAGTTTGCATTTGAAGTAGGTAGTGAGCAATACGTGCCGACAGACTGGGCTTTGTCTCAGTTCTCAAGCCGTCTGAATCTGCCTTCCTCAACTGTTATTCGTGAGTTGGTCAATCAGCCTGACTCTGACTGGGAAGATGCTGATGTAGCTGTTCGCATTGCTAAGAATGCCATTCGTCGTGGCGATGCTGATAAGAAGTATCGACTACGCACCTATAAGGATGGTACGCTTCGTGCATGGGTGACTGACAAGTATGCACCTGTTGATAATCGATGGTACATGGAAACGCTGAAGGATATTCTTCCGGGTTCTATGTACTCTCACTGGCGAGGTAGTGACGATACCATCTATGGTAATGTCCTGCTGCCAGATTCAATCATCGACTATGGACAGGATGATGACAGTGACTATGGCGGAATGCTCAGTATTAGTAACTGCGAGATCGGCAGGCGGCGACTGGGCCAGCGTCCTAGTATATTCCGTTCAATCTGCATGAATGGATGTATCTGGGATCAGGTCAAGGGCGAGATGATCAATCAGCGTCATATTGGACAGATCGATCTTGTTGAACTGCGTAAGCGTATGGTTGACAACATTGAACTGCAATTAAAGCTGGTTCCTGAAGCTGTTCGCAAGTTTATCAGCACAAGAGACCTGAAGGTGGAAGGTTCGCTCAAGGCGACTCTCGCTGCTGTCTGTATCAAGAATCGAGTTGAGCGTAAGCACTCGCAGGAGATTCTGGAACAGTTTGTGACCTTTGAGAAGGATCACCGAAGTCTGTTCGGTGTGATCAATGCGATCACTCGTGCTGGCCAGAAGTTTGGCGATGAAGAGTGGGTTAAGTTTGATGAGCTTGGCGGAAAGCTCGCAGGTTACGATGATGGGGAATGGGGATCGGTTACGAGGTATGCAGCGACTCTAGGGGTTAAAGAGGTTGACGAGACTTTTATGGCTGGGGTAGCTGGGTAAGATGGGAAGGCTGGGAGGGGGCTGGGGAAACCCGACCCTCTCCTGCCACCACTGCTTATTATACACCTTATATAATAAGATTCGTCAGATCGTATAGAGTCAGCTAACTTTGTAACAGATTATTAATTAAGATTCGCACGTTAAGCGGTAGTCAGCTAACTTTGGAGAAAACCAATGGACGATGATAAGATTACTAAAGCAGAATTTCTAGCTGATTTCTTTTGTTCTTCTCTTGCTAAGGAAGTATATAAAAGTTTATCAGACGTTAGTAATAATAATGAAGTAGTTAGATCTTTAGTTAATTTTGCAGATAAGTTATGGGAGGAAATTAATGAATGTCAGGAAAATGAGACAGATTATTAATTAAGATTCGCAGGATGAGTCACAGTCAGCTAAGTTTACTAATTATATTAAAAAACCCCGGAGTGTTTAGCTCTGGGGTTATTTTTTTATATTAGCAAGTAAAGAAAGTTTATATACTTACTCTACTGGCGTTACTGCCACATCACCATCAACAACGGGCGTAACGACTGCATCGCCCTCTACCACTGTTGTTGGCGGCTCTGGCTCGGGGGCTGGGGCCGGAGTCGGAGTCGGCTCTGGCGGTGCTGGCGGTGCTGGCGGCTCGTCGGGCGTTTCACTAACAAGAGTAACCTTCACCTGTCCGGGCGCTGGCGGAGGAAGAGTATCTTTAGCAATAAAAGAAACAGGCTCACCCCACGGGCCTTCATTACCAGCATCATCTATATCTTTAAGATATAAACTAACAGAAGCGCCTTCCTTTACGGGGGAAAGAGAAATATTACTCTCTGTAAAATGAACTTCTACAAGTTTTTCTTCACCGTCTACTGAAATCTTTACTACTCTCTTCTTTACATCTGGTGCTGAGAGAGGTGGTAACTCTAATGAATAAACTAATCCCATTCTATTCTCCTCTTTTAAATAATACCGAATCTTGTTGTTTCTATAAGAATCTAATAAAAACCCCTCTATTTCAGTTATAATATACCGAATTAACTGTATTAAGAAAGATATATACTTTTTTAGTTTGCTAATATTGTTTTACTCCTTTCTTAAGTTAGAACTAGTTATTAAGGATAGATAAATGGATAGAGTTTTATTGTATCTCCACGACCATTATTTCACTCTGCGAAACGCTTCACCGTCTTGGAGCCTAAGACGGCTCATCATTTCACTTTCGTTACATAATGATGATAGCAGTTTTGTCGAAAAAGGCAACCTGAAAATGGAAAATCCAAAAATTTTTTTTATTTCTTGACATTTTGAAAAAAAATGCTATAATACACGTAGAAGCGGACAAGAAATTGTGTATAATATATATAGAAAGGGGTGCAGAGATGCAACAAACCAAAACCCGCCCGACAGCTAAAGAAGCTGATAAAAGGGAGATGCCAACCATGAGTAAAGAACAACTCAAAGTAAAGGTAGAAATTCAGAAGAATTTGCAAAAACCCGAAAGGTGTGTGAAATCAGACATAATCTTCTATGATAATAGCGCTGGCAGAGTAAATTACTGGATTACAGTAGATGGTTCTAATAATTATGATATAATTTCATATTATTTTACTTATAAAAATGCGGTAATTAGGCTGTTTAGTGATTCTGGTGAAGTAAAATGCATTAATTTTTAGCTAATTTGACATTTATCTCTTATTAGTTAGGGTGTTTCATTGTGTTTACGGGGGACCGTCTGTTAAACAAAATAACACTAATTAATAATACAAAACAAAAACAAAACCAAACAACCCCCCTTTCTACATTGTCTATACTATCTATATATATAAAGGTTATATCTATGTTAAAATTTGAATTATGTTTGTCTACTCATAATAAGAATACTATTCAGATAAAAGCAGGTGGTAATGAAGGATATTATACATTAGAGTTCTTAGATTTATATGAGGATGAAAAAGGTTGGAGATGCTCATTCTTTAGAAGAAATGGGTATCTGGAAAGAACAATAGCTTATGGAACTCTTCAGGAAGTAGTAAACGCAGCAGAGGCACATTATGAGGAAAACGCTCGGAACCAGCCTGAAAATCATTAAAAAGGACGCAAAACGCTTATTTCCAAGCGATTATAAGAAAGAAGATAGGGTTAAAGCCTATTGGAAGCACTTTGAAATTCGAAATGAATACGTCAAAAAAAGTGCTAATGAGCTAGGATTATTCTTTAATTATCCTGAGTTTGGCTCATTAATTATATTCTTATGTGAGTTTAAAAGCTATAATGTAAAATGGAAGACAATAGCTAAAATGGGGCGAGTAGCAAAGAAAAAAGGTATGTTATTAGAGGTTAAAAGCATACAACTATCCCCTGACGGAAGACAATGGAAATTCATATGAAGCAAAGAAGATCAAAAAGAACTCTCATAAAGAAAGAAAAGGGAAAAGACATTGTTGTATTCACCTGTAACCAGTGCCGAACGAGAGAAGTTGAAGATTTCATCTATTATCCGCTCTGTAAAAGGTGCAAGGAAAGCAATATTAAAATGTTGAAAAAGGAAAAAAAAGAGAAAAATGAAGAAAATCCTTGACAAGTGCGGAAAATTTGATAAAATACAAGAGAGAACAGCATTACACCGTTAAAAGGACAAATAATGAGCGATAAATTGAATTTTGAAATAAATGACGACATAATTCAAGAGATAACAAATCTTGGTGATTACACAATAACCCATACTAGGAGTCGCAATGGTAATAGTAGTGGGTACTGGACTTTTGTTTTTTATGATGTGGAAAAAGAAGATACAACATACTCAAAAGATTTTGATTCACTATTAGAGACAGTAGTAGCAGCTCAAGCACATTGGAACTGGAGATCGAACAAAAATGCAAAAGTAGTAGAATACAAGCCAGTACCGGAAGGTCACGAAAGATTAGAATCATGGGGGATAATTAAAGAAGACTTTACAGAGGCAGTGAATGCAGAAGTATCTCTTCAGCCAATCATAGGCGTAGAACAATTAGCTCGTTTGATAAAAGGATGCGATAGCAATGCCGATGAGTAACATTCAAGTACTCAATTGAATTTCTTAAAAATAAAAGCAATTTATGCAAAAAGTGCAAAAAAGCTCTTGACAATGTGGCTTAGTGGGGTATAATAAAAACGTAACGGGAACAGAAAAGAAATTGAGAAGAATAACAATGGGAATACATGAAAAATATTATGATAAAATCTATTTCAATGGTGAGCTTATACTAAGTCGAGAAAATACTTACTATTTTGCAAAAACAAGTCGTAATTTTTATTGTGATTCGCCTTTGCAATTAGCGCTAGCTCTAGTTAAAATTATTGAAGATATGGGCAATCAGATAAACATGTTGGAGTAAAAGCGTAATGACTATTGAAATCACGCCCGAACTGTTGAATGAACTGCGATTAAACGCAGACGCATCGCCCGATGTGGTGCTGGCACTGGTAGATGAAATCAAACGATTAAAAGAACGATATGACGAGCAAAAACTTCTTGCCACAAGGATGATCGATCATGCGGTAGAGCAGAAGAAAGAGATCGAGCAATTACGTAGTATTAAAAATGAACTAACTAAAGAATTATCATGTGTGCTTCAACATACAGATTTGTCAGGCTGGAGTTTAGGTGAGCAAATCGAGAAAAGTGCAAATGACTTATTGAGAAAAATTTCAAAAACTTCTTGATTTCTAAAATTTATGAGGTATAATAGCAGAAGATGGAGAACTTGGCGAATGGATTCCTTGACGTAGACGATTTCAAAAAGAAATAGGATAAAAAATGAAAAAGTACATAGTTTTGGCAATCTTGTTGGTAGCAGTAAAAGTAAATGCTTCGGTCATTCCATCAGTAATGTCAACGGGAGTAAATGATTTTAGGAATGTACTAGATAATAATAGTATTGATTTTCACTATTTAGTAGATACTCCAAGTGGATTTACATATAAAGTAGAACCGCAAGTTTATGGAAACGTAAGAGAGCAGTGGATGAATCCATCTTCACTAAGTCCAAGTGCGGCTTGGATTTCTTTTAGTACAGACCCAAAATCTGTAGATAGTAGAAATAATTATACATACGCAACAACATTTAACTTAGACAGGTTTGATGTTAATTCTGTTAGTATATCTGGTAACTGGGCTTCAAGCTCATCTAGTAGTATTTATGTAAATGGCAATTATCTAATGTCTAATTATAGTACATCAGCTATACAAACTTACAATACATTGTCAAGTTTTACGGTTAACAACGCAACGGGCTTTTTACTTCCGGGCCTTAACACATTAACTTTTGTAGTGTCAAACGGAAGCTCAACTTTAGCTACATTGCCGCCAAACGGCTTGCTTGTATCAATGTCTGGATCTGCCCAAGCAGTTCCTGAGCCAAGCTCTTTTGTTCTTTCGTCAGTAGCAATCGCTCTATCCTCAGTATTTGCAATTAGGAGAAGAAAGAAGTGAGAACAGTTATAGCTCTCATATTCACGCTTTTTACTTGTAATGCAGTGGGGCTAGAAAATATTGTTACTCTACATTCAACAGGAATAGGAGACAACAACTCTCCTATTCTTTCTGGTCTCACAGATGTAAACTGGAAATTGCCAAACTTTAGCACAGACGCCTTTGTTGTTGATCCACAGACTACAGTTATTGGCAACGGCCCCTACGAACCGGGAAAGTGGATCGACCCTTCTATACTTCCCATTCCTGCTAAGTGGATTTCTTTCGACAGTAATCCATTTAACGTAAATCCATACTTAGGAACTTACTTATTTGAGAGTGAATTCGATCTCTCAGATTATAAAATTGAAACAGCAAATATTTCTGTAAATTGGGCGGCAACAGGAAGAACTTATGTTATCCTAAATGGTTATATGGCAACTTATAACTTAGAAATGCAAGACTTGCAACTTTATAATGTTGACAATAGAATGTTAGTTCAAGGAGTTAATAAGATACAGTTCTTTGTACATAACAACTATAATATTAGCTCCTCTTGGGGAATTGGACTATTAGCTTCATTTAAAGGAGTGGCTCAACCAGTCCCAGAACCATCAACTATAATCTGTGCGATAATAAGCTCTCCAATTTTACTTTTAATTATTAAAAAGGGCAACCACAAAAATGTCTATGAATAATGATAGGGACTTTTTAGATTTAATGATCAAGCAAGCTAAACTGATGGAATATGCTCTTGAAGAATCTATTCGTCAATTCGATTATAATAATAATGCAGAATGGCGAAGAGACTTTAAGGCAATGATGATCAAACATGCAAGCGACAGACTAAAAAAAGAAGAAAGCGAACATTGATGAAAGATAACGAACCTAAGATTACATATAGAGTTTCATATATCAATACCTTTTTTGAAACTTACGATCCAGAGCTAAAAAAAACTAATCAAACTTATATAAAAGTTACTCGTGACTTTGAAAGATTTGATCAAGCTAAGACTTATATGACAGCAGCAAAACAAGACCGTAAAGGCAAAGATTTTATCATAGAAAAAGTAACAACTTCGTATGAAATATTAGTATGGGGCTAAGATAATGATCAAGGTTGATATCACTAAAAAAATGAAGAATGCTGCACAAAAGAAGGCCATTGAACTTGGGCGACTCAAGAATTCTATCCTAAAAGGACAAGGAAATCTAACTGGATTTTTGGGGGAGGAAGTGATCAAGTCTTTCCTATCTGCTAAATCATCTAACACTAAAGACTATGATATCTCTTATAAAAATAAGAAGTACGATATTAAGACCAAGTTAACAACAAAAGAGCCGCTGCCCGATTACGATTGTTCTATCGCATCGTACAATACTGTACAAAAATGTGATGGCTATATCTTTGTGCGAATCCAAAAGGATAAAGAAGATAATCTTGTTTGTGGGTGGATCTTGGGCTGGATGGAAAAAGATGAATATTTTCAGAATGCTGAGTATTGGCCAAAGGGCAAGATCGACCCATCTAATGGATATAGAGTAAAAGCAAATTGTTATAATGTAAAGATTAAAGATCTTAAAAGTATAGAAGAACTAAAATGAATGAAGATATAGATCTTGAAAAGTATCTCAAAAATAATGGATGGAGCGGAAGAGGCTCTAGTTATTTTAGAGAAATTTCAGAATACTATGAATATATTAATATATGGAGCAATTGCTTTTTTACATACTATAAAAAATTTCAATATACATCCGAAATCAATAATCATAAAGATTTTTTTTCTTCGGAGGATCTAATTAAATTTTTAAAAGAAAGAAACAATGACTGAAAATCTTGAAAAATACTTAAAAGATAATCTTTGGACTAAGTATGGTTCGTATGATAAATATTTTGACTTTTGGATTTTAGAAACTTGTTCCGAGTGCTATTCTCAAATAACAGAATCTTTGGTAACGGGAATTTTTGTTTACTCCAGAGATTGCCCTGACATATGGAAAAAATTAGAAGATTTTCCCCCAGATATTCTTTTTGACTCCGAGGAAAAATTAATCGAATTTTTAGAAAAAAAGAAGTTGACAAAATGGTCGCCCGTGGTATAATATAAGTGTGGAAGAGAGAAATAGGAAATTAAAGGAAACGGAGCTTGAAAATGGCAAACAAGAATGTGTTCAAGAGTGCTGGATCTAAGAAAGTAGTGACCGTAAAGAATCGTGCAGGGGGTTCAGCCGTAGCACTAAATGCAAAAGAAACACTCGCTAAGTATGTTGTTACTTGTACTTTTAATGATACATACTACGCATCAGGAAAAGAACATCTTGATGAACTGAAGGATGTAATCTCAAAGATTGACGACAACGAGTTCATCGCAAAGGCCGCTATATATTCTCGGAAGACTGCGGGAATGAAGGATATGCCAGCTTACCTATTAAATGTTCTATATGATCGAGATCGTGAACTGTTCGCTAAAGTCTTTGATCAGGTAATTGACTCAGGGCGTATGCTTCGTACATTCGTTCAGCTCGCCCGTAGTGACGCTTTCGGACGTAACTTGTCTATTCGTGCTATGAGGCGATCATTTCAGAACTGGTTTGATGGCAAGTCTTCAGGGTGGTTGTTTCGTAATAGCTTAGGCAACGATCCTAGCTTTGCTGACATCATCAAGATGACTCACGTTAAGGGCAATAAGAATCAGGATTTGTTCTCCTATTTTCTAGGTAAGAAATATAATGTAGATAATCTTCCAGAAGATTTGAAACTATATCTTGCTTGGCAAAAGGATCGTTCACTTGATCTGCCGGAAGTGAACTTCCGACTTCTTGATAGTTACAAGCTATCAACTAATGAATGGGCTAAGGTTATGCGTAGTTGTTCTTGGAACACTCTTCGTATGAATCTTGCTACGTTCACTCGTCAGGAAGTGTTCAAGAGTCGTGACAATCTCAAGTACGCTTGCGAAAAACTTCAGAGCGAAATGCCAAAAAATGTATTTCCATATGAAGTATTTGCGGCTTACAAGATGAACGAAGATAATCTAATGCTCGCCAATGCTCTCAACGAAGTAATGGAAAAGAGTGTAGAGAACCTTCCAGAGATTAAAGGCAAGACTTTGATTGCGATTGATGTTAGTGGCAGCATGAGTTCCAAGCTATCTGATAAAAGCTCAGTGCGATGCGTAGATGTTGCAGCTATGTTTGGAGCTTGCGTCTCACGTAAGTGCGAAAACTCCAGAGTGGTAACATTTGATACTGATATTCGTTCAGATACGACTAATCCAAAAGACTCTATTCTTACATTAGCTAAAAAGCTAAGTGCAAGTGGTGGAGGAACTAGTATTAGTTCAGTTCTTGACTATATCGAAGTTAAGAATATCAAAGTTGATAATGTTATTATCATCAGCGATAATGAAAGCTGGGCTGACCGCTCCTCGTGGCAAGGTTCGACTTTTGCTGATAAGTGGAATAAGATGACAACTAAGGGGATGAAGTTAATCTCAATTGACTTGGTTCCTAATGCTTACACGAACGCTCCAACGTCCCGTAAGAATAACTTGTGCGTTGGCGGTTTTAATGATTCAGTCTGGGGAGTGATCAAAAATTTCCTAGAAAATTCTGAAAATTTCACTTGCCAAATTGACAAGACGGTGTTATAATAAAGGAGTGGAAATGAAGAGAGATCTACAATCTTGTAAATGAAAGATTTCTCAATTCGTGTTCCACTCTTAGCATCTTAAATAAAGATAGGTTTGGTAATTCCTAATCGATATGATGCTCTCATATAAAATTACCACCTTATTACAGGGAGAATTGGTATTCAATTGAGTTTCATAAGCTCAACTTCGTCAGTTCGATTCTGACCTCTGTAACTAGAGAAATGACTGGAATGGTTTACAATTTCCCGAAACGAAATCCAAACAACTATTCTAACCTATGTTCTCTAACTTGCACGTATAATTTAGTGGTAAAATGCTAGTCTTCCAAACTGGACATCTCGGTTCGATTCCGGGTACGTGTACTGTAGAAATTCTTGTATGAACTACAATCTTGAAAAAATTGGTCTGGGGAACCCGGACGCTGTTTATACTAAAAAGTGTTCTACAAAAAATGGTGATGATGCTCGTGGGAGCAAGTCTAATATATAGTGATCATCTATGATATGGATATTGGATTACAATAGGTTCAACTCCTATCATCACCTCTGGAGAAATGAATGATGGACTACAATAGACGCTTAATCTATATGGCTTCATGCCATGTATAATCTATCAACTTAATGTTCTCCTATTTTGCCTTGTAGCTTAATGGTAAGAGCGCGTAAATAGTCTAATATACCTGTGATCAGAAGTGATATTTTTTATTGGATTACAATCATTGGGAGATCGAGGTCTAGGTTCGAATCCTAGCAAGGCGATTAAAGGAAATAAAAATGGTCAATAATGTAGAAAAAATGACTCCTGAACAAATCATAAGTGAGCTTCGTAGATGGCACATGTGTTATAGAGACGCTCCAGATAATTTTGATGCTCGCTTAATTAAGCGAAGTATACAAACTATTGAAAATTTACTTGACAAGTTGGATGAGCATGGTATAATGTATGAGGAAAGAAAACTCGAAATTGAGAGGAAAAATCATGAATAATAATGATGAACCAAATATTCTAAAAATAGCTTTTGCTGTAGCTATTTTATTTATTTCAGTAAATTGCGCTGCTATCTTTTTTAGATTAGGGTTATCCTATTTAAATATTGTGACAAGTCGATTAGCTGGTCAAGCTGCGTTCGCCCACTCAGAAAGTGAACGTAAAGTGCTTGTATCTCAGGCCGAAGCTGAACTTGAAGCGGCAAAGCTACGAGCTGAAGCAATCAAAATTGTTGGCGAAATGGCACAGAAATATCCAGAATATCGTGAACAAGAATTTATCGGAGCTTTTGGAGAAGCGTTGCGTAGCGATAAGATTGATCAAATCATTTATGTTACAACAGAAGCAAATATTCCAATCATTGAAAGGAAAAGATAATGAAACCAGTATGGGATGAAAAAGAAAAGCGCTCTAATTACAAAGATATTCTTTTAGACGCTGGTGAATATGTTGGTAAGATTAAAAAGGCCGAGTGGACAACAAGTGAATATCTTATCAATGATTATAATAAGTCTGGAACCTGTTTGAGCGTTTGGGTCGATATTGACTATGATGGCGAAATCAAACGAATCTTCGATAAGATTAGCATTACAAGTCCAACAAAACTAAACGCATTGCTACAAGCTGTTGGATTAAAGTCGGTAAAGAAAGGCGAAAACTTTAACGAAAAGCCTCTTAATGGAAAGCAAGTTTATGTTGAAGTTGATCAATATACATCCAAAGCCGGTAAAGTTTCAAATATTATTAAACAATATCTAAAAGATGCTCCTGTTGAAGAAGAGAAGACTTCATTTGCTAGCGATGATGATAATGATGAAAGGGTTCCATTTTAATGAGATTCCACTGCCTTGGACTTCCGCATACAATTAGCAACAAAGCGTACATTGCTTGCGCATACACGCAAAAAGTAGTCAAGTTTTGCAAAATGATGAAGGCTTTGGGTCATGAGGTTATTCATTATGGCCATGAGGATAGCGATGTAGATTGCACTGAACATGTAACAGTTCTTGGAAATAAAGATCTTGAAATAGCATATGGTAATTATGATTGGCGTAAAAATTTCTTTAAATTTGACGTAAATGATCATGCTTATCAGACATTTTATAAAAATGCGATACGAGAAGTGGGGCTTCGCAAGAAGCCTTTTGACTTTATTCTTCCATTTTGGGGAAGCGGCGCAAGGCCAGTTTGTGACGCTCATCAACACGACATGATTGTTGTTGAGCCGGGAATTGGATATGCTGGTGGCCACTGGGCAAGATTTAAAGTATTTGAGTCCTATGCTATATACCATGCTTATTACGGATTAGATGCGGTTGGAACATGCAAACAAGACTGGTACGATGTAGTCATTCCTAATTACTTCGACCCAGAAGACTTTACATTTAACGATAAGAAGTCGGATTATTTCTTGTATCTTGGAAGAGTTTATGACGGTAAAGGCGTTAATATCGCTATTCAAGTGACAGAAAAGATAGGAGCAAAGCTCGTTATAGCAGGACAAAAAGATGATAGTTATATTCTTCCTCCTCATGTTGAATACGTAGGATATGCCGGGGCTGAGAAGCGTAAAGAGTTAATGTCTAACGCTAAAGCCAGCTTTCTTTCCTCTATGTATATTGAGCCATTTGGCGGAGTTCAGGTTGAAAATTTAATGTCGGGAACCCCAACTATCACAAGTGATTGGGGGTCATTCGCAGAGAATAATCTTCACGGCTATACTGGTTATAGATGTCGTACCTTTGAACAGTTTTGCTGGGCTGCTCAAAATATTGAACAAATCAATCCACAGAATTGTCGTGATTGGGCTATGAATTTCTCATTAGAAAAAGTAGCCAAGATGTATGAAGAATATTTCCAAATGGTATTAAACGTATTTAAAGGTCAGGGTTGGTATGAATTTAATCCTACTAGAACAAATCTTGATTGGCTAAAAAAAGAATTTCCTACCAATAAAAATTATCCAACGATAAATTCAAAATTAAATAAATTAAAAACTGTTGAATTTAGAGATGATATTTCTAGTATCTACAAAGATCTTAATATTAAAAAGGTTTGTGAAGTTGGGGTGAGAGATGGGGAAAATCTTTTAAAAATGTACAGCGAATCACTAGATGAACTAGTAGCAGTAGATATATGGACAGAGACTGGAATATTGAGTGAAAATGATTTAAAATATTCTCAAACCCAATTAGATAATCAATACGATAAAGTAATCGAAATATCTAAAAAAACAAATAATAAAATAAAAGTCATAAGAAACTTTAGTCATAAAGCATCAGAAAGTTTTGAAGATGAATATTTTGATTTTATATATTTAGATGCTGATCACACTTATGAAGCAGTAAAACTAGATTTGAATTCTTGGTGGCCCAAACTTAAAGTTGGAGGAATCATGGGACTACATGATTATGTAGATATTAAGCATGGAGATGTTGAATTCGGTGTTGTTAAAGCAGTAGATGAATTCATTAAAAAAATAGAAATAAATGATTTGCATATAACAGACTTAAAATCATGTGTCTTTAATTCTTGTTACTTCTTCAAGGAAAAAACTTATGAAAAAGATACCAAATGTTCTACATATGATATGGGTAGGCGATAAGCCTGCCCCTGATTATTTCAATAACAATATCTCAGCTTGGTCGCAATTAATGCCTGATTGGGAAATTAAAATCTGGACTAATTCAGAATTAACTACTAATCTGATAGATCAAAATTATCTAGATTTAATAAATAAATCAAATATAGGCGCGCAAAAAGCAGATTTATTGAGATATTATGTTGTAAATAAATTTGGAGGTTATTATATAGATTCTGATATTACTCCATATAGGAGCTTATCTGATCTTAATATTGGAGATCATGATTTAGTTTTATGTCATGACTTGAAAATAGAATGGGCTTATATAATAAATGCTTTTTTTGCAGCATCTCCTAATCATAAATTACTTAATTTTATAATTCAACAAATGTTCAATGTTGACTTTAGCAATCCTGAAATACATTTAACTACAGGACCAGCAGCTCTTGGAAGTGGATACTTTAATTTCAAAGATACCTTAGATTGTTTAATTTTACCACACTGGTTCTTTTACAGAAATAAAAAGGGCGATATAGATTTAGAAACAAATGAAATATTGATTAAAAATAAAGAAGGTATTTTTGGATCACATCAATATGCTGCGACTTGGGTTGAACAATAAAATGAAAAAAGTAATATTTTTTTTTGAGAATAATTGGGCTTTTGGTTCTATACATAGATCGTTAGAAAAAGAGCTATATAAACATGATATATATTCAAATATATTAGACTGGGCTGTATTATACACCGCAGAAGAAATGAAATATTTAATAGATAGCTATGATTATTTTGTTACAAGTTCTGGAGAGGTTGAGATACTTATAAAATACGGTGTCCCTCTTGAGAAAATAATATCAGTAGCACATGCGGCTATTGATATTTTTAAAGCTAACGCAAATGATATTCCTGCTAAGACAGGCTATTATAATATACATAATTATGCTGTAATTACTCCCGAATTAAAATATTTAGCACAATTTAGCGGAGCTACAAAAGACGTTAAAGTTGTTAGAAATGGAGTTCATTTCGACTACTTTTATTCTAATCCATCAAAAGAATTAAATAAAATTGGATACGCTACTTCTTTTAGATCTACTAATTTTTTTGGACAGGATAAAAAAAGGGGATATCTAGTCGAAACATGTGCTAAGATGTCTAATTGCATTTTTAACCCTATTAAAGATCAACATTTCTTATCTATGCCCGGATATTATAGATCTGTAGATTGCGTAATACAATCAGCTATGGAAGAAGCGTGTGGACTATCTATGCTTGAAGCTGCTGCTGCTGGAAGATTATGCATAGGAACAAATACCGGATATATAAAATATAACACCAGTGGAGCTATTGTTCTCCCAATAGAAGAAAATTCTTTTGTGAGACAAGCTATAGAAGTAATAAATTATTATAAAGATAATCCAAAGCATTACCAAGAGAAGTGTTTAGAAATTCAAGAATATGCAAAAAATAATTATGACTGGAGCGTAGTTATAAATGACTGGATCGAATTATTTACGTGAGATTGATATATTATGAAAAAGATTCTTTTTTTTAATCAAAATAGATGGGCGTTTGGTTCAATACATCAAGGCTTAATAAAGGAACTATATAAACATAATATCTATGCAAATATATTAGATTATACTGTTGGCTATTCTCAAGATGAATTTAATTTTTTTATGGATATTTATGATTACTTTGTAACAAATCCTGAAATAATTCCAACTCTTATGACATATGGAGTTCCTCCGCAAAGAATTGTAGCAATTGCTCATGCGGAATGGGATATTTATATGGCTGCAAGAGATCTGGTTCACAATATTACTAATTGGTATGACTTGCATTCTTATGGTGCAATTTCAGATAAATTAGTAAATATGTTTAACGAGGCTCATCCCCACTCAAAGGTACGCGCCCAGAGAGTAACAAATGGTATTAACTTTGATGCATTCTACGCAAAACCATCTGATAACTTACAAACAGTTGGTTTTGCCGGAAAGATGATTGGATGTAACTTTTTTGGATTAGATATTAAGAGAGGACATCTAGTACAAAAGGCAGCAGAGCTAGCAGGATTACAATTTAAACCCAATGCAACTTATCATTATCTTGCTATGCCCGGATTTTATAAATCGGTAGATGCCGTTATAATGGCCTCCACAGAAGAGGCGGCTGGAATGCCAATGCTTGAAGCTGCGGCGGCTGGAAGGCTATGCATTGGAACGCCAATTGGGTATTTTGCAGAGAACGGCAAAAAGGGTGGTGGATTTCTTGTAGATAAAGATGAAAAAAAATTTCTCGAAGAAACACTTGACATCTTGACTCGCATGAGATATAATAATGAAGAGTACAAGAAAGCGTGCTTAGACATTCAGGACTATGCAAAAGAAAATTATGACTGGAGTAAGGTCATAGATCAGTGGATTAAACTTTTTTAGGAGACAAGATATGAGTTCAAATATTGACTTTAACCGTAATGATTTGCGTCAGGGTATTGATACTGGTATTAAAACTTCAGTCGCATGGTTTTTTACCACAAAGGAAAATAACAATCTACTTACTTCAGATTGGAAATCTCCAGCAGATGATCTTTGGCAAGGTGAAACAGACATTGGCATTGCATTTGAAATGATGAAAGAGCGTCCGGCAGATGCATTAACACTTGAAATGTATTGCTTGAATGTTTATTTCACGGTTTATTTTGGAAAAGAAGATGAATATCAACTAGATCTGACAGATTATGTTTTTGTAGATAATCTTCAAGATGGTTATCGTATGGCAGAACAAATTTATCAAGCTCTTAAAAGAGTGGTTTGATGAACGATTGGGATGAGTTAAAAAATTTAATGACCGTTATGAATGAATATGTTTATAACGGCTTTATGTTTCCTAGAAACATATTACATAAATTCCTATCAATAAGAAATAAAATAATGCAAGAAGAGAATTCTGAACCACCTTATTGTCCAACGTGCGGATCTTGTGGAGAAGATTGCTGTCCTCCTTCAACTTGTAAATTTGGATTGAATTATATTGCAAACCTTCAAAAAGAATTACAGGCAACTCGGAAAGCTCTTAGTGTATATATTGAAATGATGGGTTATAAAGTAACAGAAGAAATTATTAATCAGGAGATTGAATATTATGGGAAATGACTTTATTGTTGGCTTATTTTTTCTTTGGATCTGTATTTCAAATGTGTTTATTTTTATACTTATGAGTGTGAATAATTTAAATAAGGATGCAACTGATGCACTTTCAAAAATATGCGAATCTCTTGATGATTCTGTACTAGACCTTGCAAAAGAAGTTGCAAAACTTCGAGAAGAGGTTGACAAAATTAATAAAGAGGTGTATAATAAAGAAGAAGGGAATTGTGGCTGAGAGGCTTAAGGCGGCGGTTTGCTAAACCGTTGGGGACTTAAAAATCCCCCGTAGGTTCGAATCCTGCCAATTCCGCTTACCTAGGTGTCGCCTAATCTGGCTATGGCATTTGCTTTGGGAGCAAAAAAAATGTGGGTTCAAATCCCGCCACCTAGACTAACTTTTAACCATTGGAGATAAAAATGCCTGACGAAAAAAATCCAAATATCATTAACGAAATTGAAAAGATGATAAATAATATTGTGGAAGAGATATTGCAAAAAGAAAAGTTAGCAGAAGAAGAAAGATGTTCTATAAATTTAAAATCTATTGCTGATAGTTCAATGGAGATTCTTGAGTTCGATACTAACAATCCGCATCTACTAAGTAATACAGAATTTCTTCAGGCTTGGGCGATGTTAAGAGTAAAAGCCGAGCAAACATTAAGGTTAATTGTTGTCCTGCTATCATTAAAAGAAAAATACAAGATCTCGGATTTTGATTTTCAATTGTTTTTGGAGGGGTTTGATGGAAAATTATGAATTTGATCCAAGTCAAATTGTACAAATAATTCAAGAGAATCCACAAATAGGGCTGGCTATTGTTCAGTTGCCAATTGCACTGGCGAACGCTTTAATGTCTGGACGAAGCTCTCCACAGTGGAAGGATTACCCAACACTTCCGGGGTATTACTGGCTAAAAATGAATGGGTCGCTTTCTATAAAAGAATATAGCTCAACAGAGATTGATGCAATAATCAGTCTAGGAAATCCGAGACATTATAAATACGCTGGTCCACTTGAACCTCCAAAATAATTTTCAAAAAAAACTTGACAAATGTTTCGCGTAGTGTATAATAGAAGAGTAAAGAACACCAGAGTCGTCTAATTGGTAAGATGACGGGCTTTGAACTCGTTGTTGCTGGTTCGAATCCAGCCTCTGGTTTATGTGACAGTAGCGGATATGGTTATAGCGTATGCCTGAAGAGCATAAGAAATTGGTTCGATTCCAATCTGTCACATTATCCACTTGTAGCTCAGTGGTAGAGCATACGCTTGATAAGCGTGCGACGAAGGTTCGATTCCTTACAGGTGGACTGCCGATTAACTTAGTGGCTAGAGTGCTGCTCTTACAAAGCAGAAGTCATCGGTTCGAGTCCGATATCCGCTATTTGATAAATGGTGTCTATAGTTTAAGTGGAAAAACCTAAATTTGTGGAATTTAAGTTAGGAGTTCGATTCTCCTTAGATACCCTTGGAAGTGAACCGGCTGGATGAGGAGGCGCTCTTGAAAAGCGTTGGGTGTAAAAAGCCTTTAGAGTTCGAGTCTCTACGCTTCCGTTATATAGCGGTAGTTTAATTGGTAAAATTGCGGTCTCCAAAACCGTTGTTCTCAGTTCGAATCTGAGTCGCTGTGTTATGGGCGTATGGTGTTAATGGTAGCATATTTGATTTGCACTCAAATGGTGACGGTTCAAATCCGTTTATGTCCACTAGGAATTTTTATGAAAGGAAAAGTATGACTGAAGATCAACTAATTCAAAAAATGGAAGATATCGCTAATCGTTATGAACGATTGCTTAAAATCAAAGAAAAACAAATTAATTATTTATTAAGTTATGTTGGTGGAATAGTATTGCCAGTACAAATGAACTCTATAGCTAGTAGATTGGAGCAAATTACACATGAAGAATTACGCAAAGACAACTGAAACCTTTGTTGCACAAACAGTAGTTGGTGGAAGAATGGATGGCACTCCTTTAACCGGGAATATTACAGCCACGAATAGAGGAGAAGAAATCGCAAATTTTTCTACGAATCTACTTGACAGTCAGGGTGGCTTGAGGTATAATAAAGAAGCAAGCAACTTAACTGTATACGAGTTGCCCAAGAACTAAACTTTGAAAACTTAGGAGACTAAAAAATGTTGATTGAATACTTGCGAGACAAGAATCGTAATCCTATTGGTTGTGTAGTTGCATTAGATCAAGATAGTATTGGTGTTAGTCTTTTAAATCCGAAAGATAAGTTTAACCGTGAGGTTGCCCGAAACCTTGCTGCTGGTCGTGCCCTATCAGGAATTGTACCAAATGTTAGGGGACGCAAGGAGGAAATGGTAGAGAGGGCACTTAAGCGTATGTCTCGAAGAGCGTATAGCTATTTTAAGGATGATTTTCAGGAAGTTTATTAAATTACTTTACAAATAAGATACGATTTGAGTTAAACTTCAGTCGTATCTTTTTTTAGGAAAAAATATGAAACTTAGAATTATTGGCGATGTGCATGGATTTTACGATGCATATATTCCTATTGCTCAAGAAGCAGATTACTCTATTCAAGTTGGCGATATGGGATTTAATTATAAACTAATTGAAGAATTAGATCCTCATAAGCACGTTTTTATTATGGGGAATCATGATGACTATGACAATGTACCACCATTACGAGCTTTAGATAGCTTTGGGCTTAGTTCTATAGGCAACTTTAACTTCTTCTATGTTAGTGGAGGTTTTTCAATTGACTGGAAGATGAGACAAGCTCATTTTTTTAGAACGGGAGTTAGGACGTATTGGGATAATGAAGAACTCTCACTAGATGAAATGTATGAATGTTTGAGAAGCTATAAAGAGATTAAGCCTGATTTTGTAATCTCTCACGAATGTCCCAGAAGCATTTCTAAACGAGTTGGCGATAATAAAATTTTAAAGATGTTTGGATATAATCCAGAAACATTTTCTACTAGAACTAGCGAATTATTAGAAGCGATGTTTCAGGCTCATCAACCAAAAAGATGGATATTTGGACATTATCACAAGGACTGGAGTGAAGTGATTAATGGAACTCACTTTACGTGTTTAAATGAACTTAGCTATATGGATCTAGAAATATGAATAGACGAAATTTACTTCAAGCATTTTCAATCTTTCCTTTTTTTGGAATTGGAAAGCAAAAGATTAGACTCGATAGAATTAAAAAAATAACTTGGACAGAAATATATGACGAAATTGAGTGGATATCTTGTGCTGAATTAGTATATTGTACTGAAATGGAGGAAACGGACGAATTCTTTTCAGTAGTTGTAGTCAAGGACTTTGTTAAAGAATGTGATGAAGTAATTCTTGAAGATGGCAATAAGAATATCCTAAAGGTTAATAAACTCAATAAAGGACTAATTCTTTTGAAACTGGATTTGATTAAGGAGAATTAAAAATGAATGGAATTGCAATGTTTCTTGGTCTGCTAATTGTTCAGATTCCTACGGAATCGTTAGGACCAGTTGAAAATATTTATACTGTTGAATATGGAAATGTACAGGGAAGAAAGATTCTTAATGGTGAATACGCCGGACAGTACAGAATCGAAGGACAAGTACAGCAAACCGAAGAACAGTTATTTCTTAATTTAGTAAATCAGCATAGAGCGAATCATGGACTTGGGCCGCTTTCGTGGGATCAGACTTGTGCAGCATACGCTGCTCTAAATAACGGTGTCCATGATCCGCAGAGCATATATGGTATGCAGACTTGGGCAGGAGTAACTGATTTTGTATCTGCTTTTAATATGTGGGTTGCATCTCCAGCTCATAACGCCATTCTTTTGGGGGCAAGAAGTGTAATTGGTGTGGCTCGATGTCTTACTGGCTGCACGGCAAACGCCTATTAAAAAAATGTTCCGAAGGAACTTAACAAATGATTCACATACTATATAATGTAACAGCGATCTCAATGGTCGCTGTTTCTGTTTATAAACTTGATCTATGGAGAAAAGAATGCAT